TATAGCCTGCCATGAAGAAGTCATGAGAGGTTGTCATGGACGAATAGGGATCGATGTAGACGCGCAACTTGCCGTTGAGGACACCCGCAAAGGTGTTGCCTGTGTCATCAACATTGAGGTTGGTGCTGAGGGCGGGGGCGTAGTCAAGAACGCCTGCCATGCTCAGAGCCGAGGCAACATCCGAGGAGCAGACAATGAAGTTGCCCTTTCCACGGCGGGTTTCCTTGGCGATCTGATTGCACTCACGCTCAATCTGGAAGAGCAGACCCTTGAACTTCTCAACGCTCCAACGACCGTTGGAATCGACATTGAGGTCGAAGACACCCTGTGTCTGAGTCGTGCCGCTCTTGGCACCCAACTTGGCGTTGGCGTAGATCACGCGAACGACTTCGCGGTTGATCTCAGCGAGGATTTCGCTGGACAGGATGTTGGCGAGTTCGGTCTCAGCGTCGAGGCCGTGGATCGCCTTGAGATCCTGAGCGAGTTCCATCGTGTACTCAGCCTTAAGAGCGCGGGTCTTTGCTTCGACCGTTGTCTTCTCAATGCTGAACGCCATCTGCGGGAATGGGTTCGAAGCGGAGTCACCGAGGGCTTCACCCTTATAGGTGCTGTAACCCTTGGTACCAACGACACCCGAGGGAGTGCCGAGACCGTTTACGGGATCAACGCCACCAACCTCAAAGGGATCGGTGTTGTAGACACCCGCAGCGGTTGTACCCGTGGAACCCGATCCACCGAAGGCGGTGTCGGCTTCCTGATACAGAGCCTCAGGGCCGTTCTGATCGATGTAGCGGGAGCGCATTGCGAAGATAAGCCCAGTTGGGCCGCTCATCGGCTGCACACCGCAGATGTCGTAAGCAATGAGGTTTGGCATTGCGCGACGAACGAGCGAGATGAGGATGGGATCCCAACGAGCAACATTGCCGCTGTTCTCCTGTCCAACAGACTGTGCGCCGCTGAAGTTCGTTGGCGCAGACTCGCGGAGGTACTGCTCTTGGTTCTCCAAGAGCATGGTTGTAACTGCCTTGCGGTAGTTGTCCTTGATTGCGGGAAGATCCGCATGCTCAAGAATTGGTTGCCACTTCTTCTGAAGTGCTTCGGAAATGGTGAGTTCCATTTAAGTTTCTCCTTGGTAGTAACTGGTTAAAGACTAACTTTGATATTTAGCGTAAGTGCTATTTACCTTTTTGCAATACGGCGAAGCGTGTCGGTATAAGCCTTCATCGATTCGCTAAGGTTCTCGACTTGACCGCCAACGGGGGTCTCATCGATGCTCTCTTCTGCGGTGGCAGCAACTTCTTCTGTCAGGACAGTCTTGTTGCTCTTGCCGCTGAAATAGGACTCCTTGATGATCTCCAACTTGTTGCGGACATCATCCTCTTCGCCCTCAAGCGTCACACCCTCTGCGAGTGTACGGAAACGCTCCTTCTGAGTGACCGTGAGATCGGAAGCCATCTCGTCAAGGATCTGCTCCCGACGATAGGACTTGACCTCTTCAGCCAACTTGACATTCTTCATGATCTCCTCGTCAAGACGAGCCTTAAGTTCATCGGCTGTCTCTGCCATCTTGTCAGCAAGATCAACCTTTGCCTCAGGAACCATGATGTCATGCTCAACGAAGAGGTTGCGAAGACCACTCATGAACTCCTCAGCGACCTCTGTGCGGATGCCCTTCTCAACGGAGAGACGGTTCTCCTCAAGCCACTCTTCGATGACATACGAGAGATACGAATCCAACTGCTCGGTGAGAGCCTTCTTGGACTCTTCGATCTCCTCAACAAGACGGTTGTTGTACTGCTCTTCCAACTCTGTCTTGATCTCTTCGACGCGCTCGTTGATAGCAGCCTCAAAGATAGTGGAAGCCTTGGTCTTGAAGTCTTCGGTTAGTTCCTCGCCGTCGAACATGGCGGTCATGTGGACATCCAAGTCCTCACGCATAGCCTTCTTCGACTTGACGCTAGCCATCAACTTAGCCTTGGCATCGCCGCCTGCGGCACCGACATCAACTGGGCCTGGGATTACTGCGCCCTTGCCTGTGCCATCCTTGTAGAGGCCTGCGAACTTGCCGCTGCCTGCACCTGTGGTGGAAGCATTGGCAACGCCGCCCTTGACCTCTTCCTCTTCTTCTTCCTCAGCCATGCCCTTCTTAGCAGAAACATTCTTCATCTGCTTGGTCTTGGCATCGGCGGTATCTGTAGCCTCGTCAAGCGAATCGGTCTCTTCGACCTCTTCCTCGTCAAGGATGATTTCTTCGATTTCATCGTTCTCGTAATCCATGGGGTTCTCCTTGGTATTGGTTATTTATATGGTTGAAACACTTGGCTCACAGTTTGTCGATGAAACGCTTGAAAGCCTTGACCATCTGTTCTTCCAACTTGCGGGAGGAAGCCTTGTTGATGGATTGCTTGATTTCATCGATTTCTTTGGCAACGAGAAGTCCGTTCTCGTAGATCCACTCCCGACCTTCCATCACTCCACGGACGAAAGCCTCAGGGGCTGAAGGATCTGCAACAATGTCAGCGGCTGTGGAAAGACGGAAATCATCCTTCACATAGTTCGCACCATTCTTTTCTTCAAGAGAACCGACACCACGGGAGGAAACGCCCAACTTGGCACCCTCGTCCATCAGGTTCTTTACGATCTTTCCATATGGCGTATCCATGATTTTGGCTTTGCCATAGAAGTTCTTGCCATCGGGAGCCAACTCCACGATCATGTGGGAGACTCGCTCTAGGTTGATAGTCGGCCCTTCGGGGTGACCAAGTTCACCGAATCCTCTCTTTTGCTCCACGAATTCCTTGCGGTATTGCTCGACCTTATCCTTCAGCATCTTGAATTCATAGACACGCCCGTTGCGGTTCTTGATATCACCCTGAAGGAAAGTGCCTTCGATGAAGTATGATTTCTGACCGTTCTTCTCTTCGGTCAGGATTTCGATGTTTTCGTTGACTTCGCAGATGAGTTTCATCTGTATGCTCCTTTAGATCGTGAACTCAAGAATGATGGTTCCGTTTGCGGTAGTGAATTCGTTTCCACTATTATCTAGGCTTATTGTGATGGTGCCAGACTCCAGTTGTGTCTTCACGCCTGTCCTTCTATGGGAAAGCCTAGGTTCAAAGAAAAGTTCACTATCAATTCCTGTTGCAAACAGACAATCTCCTGCATTCTGCCCGTATGTCCCTGCCGTGTATGTGTTTCCCCAACGGGCAGTCCAATACCATCCCGCAACAGGAGAACCATTGGATGTTGACATCACAGAGTGAAGTTTGGCCGTGCCGTCCGCTGTAAGACCGAAATTCTCAGGATCCAAGAATGCAGATCCTGTCAGCCCTATCGTGACACTTTCTGCTGTTGCTGTGGGGACTTCACTAGCGATGATCTTGGTGACATATCGCTTGTTTGTTCTGAGAATGTCCTGTTTAATCAGAGGCATCAGAGTACAAATTCAAGAATGATCGTGCCTGTCACGGTTGTTGGCGTGATTGTCATAACTCCTGTTGGAGTCGTTGCATTATTCGGAATTGTGAATCTCTCAAAGACAAAATCGATGTTTCCCGCAGCAGCAGAATCGAAAGCAGTAGCACCAGGCGTTCCAGCCCATGTCAAGGTGTAACGATTTCCGCAAGAAGACTTGATCGATGCCAACTTAGCGGTGGTTGCGGTGATGCCGTCTGTCATTGCAATCACATCACCCGTCAATCCGTTGGCGAATGCAGATCCCGTGACTCCGAATGAAATCGCTGTGTTATGGGCATTCAACTGAAACTTCTTTACAAGTCTCTTCTGAGTTCCCACCAATGTTTGTTCTGTGTAAGCCATTAGTCGTTCTCCTCGTTTGCTTTTGCAAAGTTGACTGCGTTTGCATAGGTATCTTTGCTCTCGGTTGCGAGAACGAGGAATGCAGTCTGATTCTCTTCGCTCAACCTGTCATACATTGACGCAATTGCCTCTGCATGACGAACTGTCACCTTTTGTGCGCTGTTGTCCATCAGTTGCACGGTAGTTTCCTTGCCGTTACTGATGCATTCTGTGATTGCAGCAAGAAGCCTGTTTGCCATGCCTCTACAATACACCTCTTCCATGTATTCGTTTGCAGACTGCTTCACGAACCGAAGAGCCTTTGGATCATCCGATGACACTATTGCGGTAGACTCCTTGATCTCCACCGCAGCCTTGTCGCCAAGAACGGAGAAAGCGGCTGCGAATTCCTCCGCAGCCTTATTGCTCTTGAACTTGACACTTACCTTTGCCATCAGCCCTTCCAGTTCGCTTTCACATAGTCGAAGAACTTCTTCTTCTTGTCATCGTCCATCTTTGCAGGAGACGATGCGCCGAACTTCTTGAGAGCCTTGTCGAAGAAAGCACGATATGCCTTCTGCTTGGGGCTGAGTTCTTCCTCAGCCATGGTGTACTTCTCGCCCTTCATGGCGACTGCACTTTCCATTGACTCCTTGGGCGAACCCATGAGAGTCTTCTTCTTCTCGCGGAGAGACTTGTACTTCTCAACGATCTTCATCGCTTCGTGGAAGTTGATGTCTACTGGAGGAGGAATGACGGCACCCTTGCCACTACCATCATCGTAAAGACCGCCGAACTTGTTCTCCTGCATTGCGCGATTGCGCTGCTCACGCAACTTTCGTGCGCTCTCAAGACGCATTACTGTCTCGCGGTATGCACGGGTGCGACCGTCGATATCGACCTTCTCGTTAATGTTCTTGTCAGACATGGGTTCCTCTCTTACTTTCCACCAAATGATGGCTTCTTGGCTTTCTTTGGATCAGCGGGCTTTCCTGTCTCAAGTTCTTTCTTCTTGAGATCAGCATCTGCGACTTCGTTTGGCTTACCCGCATCGACGGGAGCAGCGACTTGCGATACACCCGCTGCCTTGTCCTTCTTGATCTGTGCGGTCATGTTTGCAGCAAGCGTTGGATCCTTCTTGACATCCTTCACCATGCCGTCAATGTAATTCTTGGTCGCGCTCATCGCCGCCTTCGGACCAGGGAAGAATTCCCAACGGCGACCATTGATGTAGACGCGAACTGGCTTGCCAAAACCAGTTCCAAGTTGCTTGATCAACACATCCTGACCCTTGTACTTCTGAGACGAGTGATAGAACTCCTTCTCAAAATTCGGGTCAAGGGAGATATCGTCCTTGGCTGATCCCGCAGCGGTTGGAACGATCTTCAGATCTCCTGCTTTGATAGGCGTGGTCACGGGTGGGGCAGAGGGTGCGCCAGGTAGGTTTTCGGGAAGTGGTTGAGGTGCTTCCCCCTTTTCGCCCACACCCGTGACGATTTGTCCTGAGAGTGCCTTCTTCAGTTCTTCGATCTTGTCATGGATACGAGAGGCCAACTCCTTCTGAATGAGGCTCTTGAACTTCGGAGCCTCCTTCTTGATGAGGGTTTCGATGACCGACTTGAGGAGTTTGTCTGTATCGTTTTCCATTCAGACCCCTTATACGAGACCGAACTGCGATGTATCGGGTTCGATCTTTCCTGCGTTGCGCTCTTTTTCGATTTCCTTATCCATCTGCTTGATTTCGGCTTCGTTGAAACCAAGCACATTCTTACGAATCCATTCGTGAGAATAATACTTACCTATGTATGGTTTGATATTGCCCAGTTCCTCCACCTGTTGGCGGCGCAACTCGGCGTTCTTGAGTTCCGTGAAGAGGTTGTCCTTGAGGAAGTCAAAGTAGATCGCTTCCTTCATCTCGTTCCACTCGTCGGCGGTGATCACTTTCTTTAGGATCAACTGCTTTCTGAGGATGTCGAAGAAGAACTCACAGAACTTGGTTCTGAGCCTGTGAATGTACTTTGTGAACCGTACCTCATCGCGTGTGATTTCCGTGGAACGACCAAGCATGAATTGCTTGTCCTGCTCCAAGCGGCTTACGGGCACCGAAAGGGCACGGTACAGTTTCTTTTGGAAGTACACGACATCTGTCAGTTCTCCAAGATTCTGACCGCCCTGTAGGGTGGTGATTTCAGTACCACGGCTACCCTCGCGGCGAGGCAACCAATAGTCCTCAAGCATCGACATGAACTTCTTGTCATCACGAATCTCTCCCGTAGCCGCGTCATAGACGAGACGGTTGCGATAGCGATTCATGAGATCCTTGACATACTGCTCTGCCTTCGTCTTGGGAAGGTTACCGACATCGATGTAGAAGATACGGCGTTCAGGGGCACGGCTGATGCGATAGATGACGATGGCATCTTCCAACATTCGAAGTTGGTTGAGGGGCTTGATCGCCTTGTGGAGGAATCCAACCGTTCTCTTGTAGCGGCTGTCCATGAGACCCGACGAGCAGAATGCAATTGCATCCTCGCTGATCTTGATGCCCGATGGATTTCCTCCTGCACGGGGATTGTCCTTGTTGTACAAGTAGAAATCCTTGTACCCCGTGATAATCTTCGTGCCGTTCTTCATCGTCTCCTTGGTGTATTCGCGGATCTTCTGAATGTTCATTGGATCCACATAACGCAGTTCAAGGATGCCCTTCTGCGGGTTCTCCTCATCGATGATTAAGTGAAAGAAGATCTTTCCATCGACATACCATCGGCGGAAGATCTCAGTTCCCTTGGTCTCAAACTGCATAACACGAAGGATGTTGCGGAACTCTTCGTGAATTCTCTCCTTGACATTGTCGCTAGCCTTCAGTCGGTCTAGGACAATCTTCACGGGAGACTTCTTCTCACCCACCACGATTGCCTCATTCACCACATCGTCTACTGCTACTTCAACGATGGGATCCTGAGCCATTTCGCGGTACTTCATGGTCAGTTCGAAATCGTTGCGGACGGTGCCGTCAAGATCGACATATTGACCATAGAAACCACCCGCTTCAACAGGAATAGCCCCGTCATCGAATGTCGGAACGACAAACGACTTCAGGGCCTTTTCCTGCTTCTTCTCTTGCTTAGAACGCTCTAGGCGAAATCCGAAAAGTTCCATTATGTAGATACCTCATGACCTTTCAATTAGGTGGTTACGCCTTCGACTTCGAAGTACTGGTAAGCAATCGTGACATCGAATGTGGAAGGCTCAGACTGCGCTCCCATGTCCATCGTTGTTTCAGCGATGGTTGTGGGCCAGCATCCGACCATCTTGTAACGAGCGATGGGGTTGCCTTCACGGGTGAGTGGCGTAATCGTCCAATCGGTCATGAACTGATTCATGGAGTTCGCACCGACATTGGTGCGGTTCGTGTTCATGAGGTTCATCCAAGCCTCAAAAGACTTACGCAATCCATAGGTGCCATCGTTGTAGCAGGAGATCGACCAATCTGCGAAAGTGCGGTCGCCTGGATACTTGAATGGTCTGCCCATGTAGAAGGCTTGGTTGGTGTTGAGCGTAGAAGATGGAATCTTGGAAGCCTTGCACAGGAACGAGACCTGTGCAGAGGGGCTACCGCCACCCGCTGCCGCAGCAACGGCATTGATGGCTCCACCGACTGCTCCACCGAAGAGGGCACCCGCAACTGCGGCTGCACCCTGAATCGCCTGCGTGTTACCACCAGGGAAGTTGCCTT